GGTTAAAACTGCCATAATTATTACCTCCTTATACGTGGTAAATATACTTGTTTGAATCTACAACACCTCTGTATCTTGCGATTAATCTCGCATTATACATGTCGGATGTAGGTCTCATAGGTTGAGCCATCGTTCTTGAGAATCCGAGTGAGGTCATTTCTGCGTCAATGACATTCATAATGGCTTTGCACTCACCCTTTGCTCCATCATTCTTGGTGGAATAGATGTCAGCCTCAAATACAATGGTGTCAAAATTGTTTGCACGACTTGAATTGTGCTGATTCGTACTCTCATAGGAATCGGATTGTTCAAAGAACACCCAAGGGAATGATGCCGGGACATCTTGATATGTCGAACCGAGAATGTTTTCATACCCGGCAACCGTCAGAGCATTGTCTATGCGATTGATGATGATATTCTCAATGTCCGTCATCTAAATATCCTCAATGGAGTAGTTCTTATGTACAGTTCCATTTCCTTGTAAGCGTTATACATACCTTTTGCCGGGTTTTGCCCCCAATGGATTTGCTCGTTATGGGGCCAGGAGCCGTGGAAATGATATATCTTGTTGGGATAGAGGAATTGCTTGTGGGATATTGACCATGAACCGGGTGTAAAGCCCATTTTATTAGCAAATGGATTGTACTCGGTCATATTCAGACCCGTTCCAAACTCAAGGAACGTTATGTCACTTCCCGTTGCAACTAAATCAATGCCATTCTTATATGCTGTCGGGGGATCAACTACATGAGTTTTACCCTGATTAGCTGGCTCACCCTCAAGAGTGACAGCCTCTGCGTAACATTTATTTGCTACGTCTTTCCCGACATCCCATACATCCACAAGATAATCATGCAACGCACCCGTATCTCTTGCATTTTCAAGACTCTCTTGAGCCTTTTCCAGCTTTGCTATGAGTTTGTCGCATCCCGTGATAGTCATGGCTTTTTGGTTTCAACCCGTTTTATTGCAAGTGTGGTATGGTTTAGGGATATTGCAACCTTGGTAACGATGTAATTGTAGTTAGGCTTGGTATGTTCTTCGTCCTGATATGATGGCTCGGTATCAATGAACAATACTGTATGTTCGTCTATGTTCCAATCCGTTCCCTGTAAGACTATGACTTTGTCATACTCTATGCCGGTCCCGAACTGTTCAATCTCGGCAGACCCTGTTGATGCAGAGATGTTTCCTTTGGCAGCTACCGCCTCGGCATATCCCGATTTGTAATCACCCGTGAAATTCCCATCTGCATCAAATATCTTTGTCTTATCCGAAAACAAACAGTAGTAAAATGTTCTCTTGTTATAATCGAGTGTTCTCATACTACCTTTACATTGATGATTTGACTCATCTCTGACCTTTTACCCGTTACTGTGATAGTTACATCTCCCGGAGTAAGAGCGGTTATCACTCCATTCTCTATTGTTGCAACTGACTCATCGCTTGATCCGTAAGAATAGCCCTCGTTCACTTCTTTGGATTCGCCATTAGTGAAAACAACTTCGGTGTAGACCAACAGTTCGTAAGTCTCACCTACACTCATTTCCTCTTTCCCGGTAATCACAACGCTTATATCTTCGGGAATAGCCTCTCCTATGGTACGTGTGAAAGGTACTATCTTCTTGAGCAATGATGTGGATACATAGCCATCCTCGTAAGTCCTTGAGATTCCGTTCTCGGTATGGATTCTCTCACCCTCCGCCCCACGGTGCAGATAGAGTTCATTTGCTATCTGCACTTGTAGGGTTGCGTATCTGTTTGGCACTTCCGCCAAAACATAATTCGTGAGGAATGGATAAGCCCTGTGGACTACGATATCAGCCGCAAGGTCAAGATAGACCGATAACATAGCGGAATCAGCCTCGCTATCGCCACAAATTCCTTGTAGCATTGTCAACTTTTCCGCCTGTGTCATATTTATCTCCTTATGTTGCGGTGTAATGATACTCGATGCCGATTACAGCGCCCGATGCCGGAGCGGCGGTAAAGGTAACAGTTCCATTGCTATAGGAATAGCCGGATGTAAGGATTACACCGTTGACAGATACTACAGGAGTATCGGTAGGAGTATTGTCGAGAGTGAATGCTACAGTAAGACCGTCACCAGTCTCGGTCTGAACGGTATGTACGGATGCACCGGGCAGAGCAATCTGTACAATCTGTGAGTCGTTGGTGAGAGCAACAAGATAATACTTACGAGCGAAAATATCGTTGAGTCTCTTGTTAGCCTCGTCCTTTGCTCTTGCAGCGATTTCGGTGCTGACACCCGTCTTATTGAATACGGTAACAGCCTTGTCAGTTCCGACATAAATCATATTTGCGGATGCGTTCTGCTTTACGTAGAGAGCGATACCAGCGATAGTTCCGACATAACCCTGACTCCAAGCAAGAGTAGGATCGTAAACAATCTGGTCTTTCATTGCCTTACGAGCAGCTGCAAGAGTGTTGGAATCCATGATAGCCCAAAGGGTAGGAATGGTTCTTCCCTGATACTCTCTTGCGGTCTCGTTGCCGTCTACAAAGTTGATCTTTGCAGCTGCATCTACGAAAGCGTCAAAATCGGGCTTGGCTGCTGAAACGGCTCTTGATGCCTTTGCCATCTCGCCATAGATTTCAGCGTTGACCTTATCAAAAAGAGAAATTCCGAGACGGGTGATTCCTGTCTGAACAGCAACGGGGTCTCTCATAAGAGCCTCGTCAGAATATCTGAACCATGCCTGTGCGCACTTGATCTGATACTCTTTCTCAACGAGTGAGGTTGAAATATAGCCTGAATTACCCTGTCCCTCGGCTACATCCTCTGCGTCTCCCGTTGCACCGTATACATTAATCTTGCGGATGTCGCCATCGACTCCCTGAAGTCCGTTGTCTACGGTTGCAAACCCGGTAAGGTCGAGATGAGATGCATATAAATCTTCGATTTCGTTGGACACGAAACCCTGATTGAGTGTTGCGACACCCTGAATTGATGCTGTCTGTGCCATAATTCGTTATCCTCCTATAATTGTTGTAGGTAAGGGGTGACACTCACGATATGTGTCATCCGTATTTGCTTTACTTATTGTAAAGTTTGTTGTACTCGTCCGGGTATTCATTAGCGAATTTCATCTTCTCTGCCGGACCTAATTTTCTGAAAGCCTCTAACGTCATAGTAGGGGGAGTCTTTCCGCCCTCGCCATCTGGTCTGGGGGTAGATTTCAGCAACTCGGCTTTAAATGCCTTGTCGTGTTCGGTCATAAATGATCCCATCGCCTCAAAGAATGCCTCACTATCCCCATTAGTGAATGCCTCTGAACACTTACTTGCGATTCCATCATCCATGCCTATCTTCAAAAAGGATGCTTTTCTCTCGGATATGGTCTTTTCTCTCTGTAAGGTCTCAATCTGCTCTTTGAGTTGAGCCATCTGCTTTTCGGTATCGCTTGATCCCTCGCTGGCTTTCTTTTCGAGTTCCTTGAGTTGCCTTTTGTACTCGGCAGCCTCGGAGTTAGCCTTTGTAGTGGCTTTCTTGTATCTCTCAAGTTCTTCGGAGTTATCCTCAATCTCAAGAGCCTCCAGCGCCTTGACCTTATCCTCTGCGGACATTTCGGCATAGCCGTCAATCTTGCTTGTATCTAACATTTAGACCTCCTTGCGTTTGTAGCGGTTCACTCCGCAAACTCTGATTTAAAAGGCTTTTCTGCCTTTGCGTTTACAGTTCACTCTGTTAT